GCTGCCGGCCCGTAGGTGGTGGATCGCTTCGGCTCGACGCGGATCCGCGGCTGTTGGCTGCCGGTCATATGGCGTATTTCTTCCGGACCAGGTCCAGAACGGTCACTTCCTCGGGCTTGGCCTCCTCGGCCATCTCGCCGGCGCGGACCGTCTCATAGTATGTGCCCTTGATCCGGTGCAGTCCCTTCGGTGTCAGACCGAGGGATTCGCGGCTGCGCTCGATCTCTGACCGCAGGTTCTGGATGACCGGGTAGATCTTCGATTTGAAAGACGGGCGCTTCAGGCCGGCCTCTTTGGCCTCCTCGCTCCACTCCTTCTGCGCCCTGGTCAGCTCGCGCTCGAGCCTGGCGAGATTCTTGATCGCCGGGTCGAATGCCGGATCGTAGATCTCGAGCGCCTGCAGCTGCTTGATGTATGTATCCTCTCGGCTCATATGGGTTTCCCTCTTTTGTCGCCGATCCGCCGCTTGGCCTTGTAGACGCCGGCGGTGGCGAAGCCGTCCAGGAGAGAATCGCGCTCTTTGGCCTTGCGCTCGATCGCTTTGACGTCCTCCCATGCCTGGAGCTTCGGGCAGCCCTTCCGGCAGCCTGGGTAAGCGCGATCAGGACAGTCCTTGCATGGATGCAGCATAGTATCACTCCTGCGAATTGTGGCCGCGATCAGGTCCGCGGCATCGCGCCCGCGGCCCGCGCGTTCTTCTTTCCGCGCCCGCGGATCCGGCTCTGCCGGAAAATTTCCCCTCGGGGGGATTTCGGCGCGGGGGTGCTGGCGGTCGCCGCGGGGGTGGGGCCGGGGGCCTCCCCCTCCCGTCTCGGCGCCGATCGGCTCACCAGTCGCCGTCGAGGATGATGATCGGCCGCGTTCGGATCCGGCCGTCGCTCTTGGCCGCGTTGCAGCAATAATGAGCTGCCTGCAGGTTGTCGACGTCCTGCGCGGCCGCCTGGGGAGAAGGATAACCAAACTCCCGCCAGCGTGAGATCGGTTTGATCTCGTCGATCACGAAGCTCAGAGGATGCTGCGCGTCAGATGGCTCGTCGTAGTGGATGGGACCCAGCCGTCCGCGGCAGATCCCGCAGGGTGCACCGCACGCCCGGAACCGAGCACGGTGCCGGCGCCGGAGCGCCCCGTTGCTGTACCGTGGGTTACTCATACGCAAAGAAAAAGCCTGAGCCTGGATGCGTCCGCGTTTGCGGATTCTTCCAGGCTCAGGCTCAAAGGCTCAGGCTCGTCGGATGTTGATCTTGTATTCTCGGCGGCAGTGTTTGCAGTACACGGGAAGCGCCCTGGCTTCCGTCTCCTGGGTCACCCTCAGGAGCTTCTGTTTGCCGCATCGTGGGCAGCTCAGGAAGCCGTCCACTATCGGGAAAATTATACCATTTTCGTCCACTGCCGTCAACATTATTTCGCCTCCGTGTCCTAAGAATAATATAGATTTCAAGTCAGAAAGAAATTATAAAGAAAGCCCGCGACGCCTGGTTTTTCTTCGTTTTGTCTTCGGTGCTTTCCGGTCTGTCCTGCTGCCGCTGAAGCGATACTTCAGGACATGGTAGAAGGCGAACTCTGTCGGCTTCTTTTTATCCAGCAGCACCTCGCTGCCTTCCGGAGCTGCAAGCTCGTAGTCGTCCTCCACGGTGACCGTGTCCACCTCCGGCTTCCTGGCGTTGCGTGTGCAGCTCCAGCCGTGCAGGCCGGGCCGAGACTCGTACTCCTGGCATTCCCGCAGTTCCTTGGTCATGTACCTGGCCACCATGCGAAAGTAGTTGCCCGGCTCATCAGCGTCCGGATCGTACCAAGGCGGCAGCTTCTCACCCGGCTCAGGGATGCCCAGCTTGCGGATTTCAATGTCGCTGCCGTAGATCCAGCAGTCGCGGATCATGCCGAAGTCGCGGCCCGTGCTGTCCACAACTACGTGCTGGTGCCAGCGGCCGGACTCACTGGTAAGGATCTCAGGCGCCCAAAACACCACTGGCTCCGGCAGGCCCGCAGCCTTCCGGGCGTCCCGCAGCTTCTTCAGGAAATACTTGAAGCGCAATTGTGCCTCTTTCCGGCTGTCTGGCATGTGGGCATCGTCATGTGTCAGCGTCACCCATAGGCCGCTGCCAGGCTTCGGGAAGTTCACAGCCAGGCGCAGCTCCAGCTTCTGGTAGCTGTAGATCTGATTCATCCGGCGCTGTGCTTCCGAGCTGGCCTTTTCCTTTGCCGCCCGCTGTGCCGGGGTATCGTACCGGCTGCGCCGGTTATAAAGCGCCGCGACCTGGATGCCGCCGGCGTCGATTCGTTTCAGCAAAAGAGCCAAAGCTAAAACTCCTTTCAGAATTTTCGGCTCTGGCTCTGTGGCTCGGGCTCTGATAGAATGTTAAGATCGTTTTCGCTTCTTCTCTGTCTGCGCGTAGTAATAATAGATGCTTGCCCGGAAATTGCACTGAGGGCATCGGATCATCTCCACGTCGCAGTCATTCATGTCGGGCGGGATGTACGCGGTGTCCCGATTGATCAGGAACTGTTCTCCGCAGCGGATACACTTCACGCTGGTGTTTTCTTCCACGATCCGCCGGACGTTCTCCCCACAGTACACCTCGGTCCGCCTGATCGGGAACTTCACGATTTTATGCCTGCCCACTCTCACGGGGCCTCACCTCTTCTTGTTATAGATCGGCGGGAGCTTCCCTCTGCCGCCTCTTCGCTTGGCCGGTCTGCCTTCGGAATCAACGAGCCGGCACCGGCTCGGATGATTCAGACAGGGATGGGCGCAGTCCTTCAGGAGATAGCAGTCTACGCAGCAGTAACGGTCGCCGCGCTCGTCGCAGTAAAAATGTTTGCAGAATCTCGCCATCTACTTTGTCTCCTTCTTCTCCAGCCGCTTCAGCCTCTCATTCATGCGCCTGCTGCCGGACAGGTCCGGGAAGTAATCGTCACATTTCAGCCTGTGTGCTCCCGGCGCTTTGCGCACCTTGCAGCCTTTCCGCCACGCGCAGCTGTCACAGTTCATACTGGCCGGTCCTCCTGAAGCTGTCCGAAAACGGGCAGGTGGCCCAGTGCGGGATATGAGCCTTTCCGTCCGGATCGCACTGAAAGTCGAACGTGCACTGAATGACCTTGCCCTCGTCATTGATGACGGTGTCCTCAAAGTCCGGAGTGGATCCCGCATGGTATTCGACCAGCTCCGCATCGCAGGGCATGTACCGGTTCGCCGGCGTGCGGATCCAGATGATCGGCGCTCCGCATTTCTTACAGTTTGCCATGGTTACACCTCTTGTGGTAATAGCAGTATCGGCCGCCCGGGTCATACAGGACCTCGAGATCCGGATACCTCGCCGCGAAGATCTCCCGCGTCAGGTCGTCCTGGATGTGCACTTCATACGGATTCCCGTCGTAATCGTCCTGCGGCCACAGGAACGGGACGCCCACGATCAGATCGCGGCAGGAAGGCGCCGCCTCTTTCAGGACCTGCTGCGCATCCTCTACGGGGAGGTGCTCGATCACATCCCCGAAGATGATCAGGTCATAGGCCTCGAGGAAGAGGAAGTCGCGGATGTCCTGATAGAACACTTTCCGATACATGGGGAGGATCTTCTCGCAGTGCGGCTCCCAGGCCTCGACGGCGTCCATGTTTCTGTACTCGGGAAGCAGCTGCCGCCACTTCCCGTCACAGGCGCCCACGTCGAGGATCCGCGCATCTTTCCGGAAGTACTGCCGGATCCAGCTGGTGATATAATCTTTCCCTACGTCAAGACTGGGCATCACTCGCCCTCCGCTGCCTCTTCTTCGTCTTCTTCGGCAAGATCTTCATGTTCTCCGCCTTCATAAACCAAAAGAGACAAACTGTCATAATCAGTTGAGCTTTCGGAAAAGGCACCTCCAAGAACTCCGCTTTTTGAAGTGTTCTTTCCTTTTTCAAGCCGTATCTCTTTCCCGGAGTCCATTGCTTTGAATGCAATAGTGATAAATATTTCTTTGATTAGTTCTTCGTTCATTTCATTTCCTTCTCTTCAGGGTCTGCCTGGATGATAGTCGGAGCTTCTTTTATCATTTTTTGGAGCTTGTAATGAGCTGTTTTTCCAATCATCCCGTAATTTCTGGCAATATCAATCTGCTTCTGAAGCGCGTCCAGATCGCCAAGCCTCCCATGCGGTTCGGGGACTTCGATGATAGGGCAGTCTTTCGGTCTGTTCTTAAATCTAAACTGCTTTCTTTTTGTAAGCGAACAAAAGTCCCCAACGCCTCCCGCACATTTGTGAAAATCGCAGGTCAGGCAAGTAAAAGGCATCTTCATGCCCTTGATTAAGTCGCTCATACAAGCCCAGCCTCTCTAAGCCACTCGGTCAGTTCTTCGTACTCAGCGCAAGTCAGCTTCATGGACGCTTCCAAAAGCATGGCTTCTATCTCATGCTTGTACTCTTCAAGGCTCATGCTCACCCCTCCTTCGGCGGTTCTGGCCTCATGTCAGCCCCGCAGTTGGGGCAGAAGTTGAAACTTTCCGATTCTGTACAGTCCCATTCACAGCAACCGCAAACTGAACAGGTAAACTCTTTCATAATGTCACCCATATCCTCGGCTTCTTTTGTGCCTATCCAATGCCCACGCACCACAGGCCGCACATCGGCGGCGGGGCAATCCTCGACAATCTGCACAGCTTGATTCCAAGTTGGCACTGGCGCAAAATAGCTGTTATTGCTCCGCTTCACATGGTCAGCGAACTTTTGCATGACCACATCGCGTTCGATGCACTCAGCCATCGCCCGCCCTCCTGTTCCAGGCCTCGTGGTCTTCCTTTGGGACCTCCAGGCCGGAGAGAATGCACCCTCCGGCCGGATGGGCCCACAGTCGCATGATCGGTTTGCCTGGCACGCGAATGGCCACATGTTCCTCATACTCTAATATAGCCCCGCAGAAGGGGCAGGGCTTCAGGTCCATCACTGCGCCCTCCTGTTCCAGACTTCCTTCGCCTTATTCGTCGCGCTGACGATCTGCTCATAGGCTTCATCCGGATCCTGACAATCCATGCTCTCGACTATCGATGAGCTTTGCGAGTAACACGTCTTGCATTGAACGAACCAGCAGCGCCCATAAGTGGGGTTATGTTCCAGCACAACCTTGACCTTCTCACTGCCGCAAAATGGGCACGGTTTCAGGTCAGACATCGTCGTCATCCTCCGCTTCCTCTGCTACATCAGGCTTGGCCTCGACTGTCTCGAGAAGTTGTAAAACAGTACAGATCTCATCATAGTGATGATTGACCTCTGCGATGGTATCGCAGTCGGTTGTGAATAATGGAGTTATGTCAAATTCATCATTAACAAACTCGCTCAGCACCCTGAGATGCTCAGCTCTTTCGAGCAAAAGGTATTTTATTCTATGAAGTCTGCTTTCAAGATCCTTGCAGGCTTTCTCCCAATACAGTTCAGAAGATGCGTGGTTTTCGTTTGCTGCGCGCTGGATTGCCCAGGCGCAAAGCATTGGGTGCGATGTCTCGTGGGCTTCGGTCAGTGTTTTATTTTTGGCTTTCCGATAATATGCCAGAACTCTCTTTACTTGCGGGATACTGCACTCTGAAGCATCAGCAACAAGACGGTTCGTGAGGCCTAATTCATGAAGTTTCAGTATACGTTCATATTTAGCGAATAAGTCAATGTATTCCAGCATGGATTAGTCCTCCTCTTCCTCGTCGTCCATCCCGGACCACCATTCCGGATGTGGGGCCTCTTCCGGCAGCGGCCACCATGCGACCACCGTGAAGAGATCCTGCAGAGGCCTCCCGAAGGCGTACCACATGCCGCCCCGCCAGTCGCAGCGCTGTTCGTGAAGCGTCGTGGTGTTCATGTCCACGAGGCAGAGGTATCGGCCTTCCTTCGGCGGTTCCGGGTCCCGGTTCCATGCCGGTTCGGCCGTGTCCGCTGCGGACTCTTTTTCCGGATTTCTGGTCTCCGGGGTCCTGACAATTTCCATGGCCGCGCCGCTGAGCGCGTCATAGAAGTCCGTCCAGGACCGATTGAAGCTGACCCACGACCGTTTGTCGTCCTGTTCCATCAGCTTCTGTACTCGCACCCCGCGGGAATCCCACTGCAGGTCCTCATGGTTGCCGGTCCAGCTGGGGCACCAGCTGAGGGGATGCTTTTTCATGGCGTCGATGTTTGCCAGGCGGAAGTTCTTCGAGAAATCGTGGTCATGGCCCCACATGATGTTGTGGAGGATGGCGTTCAGATTCCGCCGGCAGATGTCCCGGAGGATGTCGTCCTCGATCTGGCTGGATTCGCGGTAAGCTGCCGCGATCTCTTCTGCGCTTCTCGACGGAGCAGGAGCTAACGGTGTTACCGTTTTCGTGTCCGCTGCGGACTCTTTTTCAGGCTCCGGCCGTTTCCGGTTCCCGTCGGCCTCGCAGCCGTCCAGGCAGACGACCACGTCTTCCGTCTTCATGTCGCATAGGTTGTCGACCCCAACCCGGACCGATGCCAGCCGCTGGATCTCCGGATCACGCCGCGCGATCTCGTAGGCGCTGGTCTCCTGAAGGGTCCCGTCCTGCCACGCCTTCCGCAGCCGCGTCTCCTTCAGGTTTTTATCGATCACGTCAAGCCTGGCGATCCGCGAGGCGCTGACCTTGGCCGCGTCCGCCACCAGATCGCGCATTCTTCCCGGCAGTTTGTATCCGAGGTCCTTCAGCGCCGTGAGCAGCTCGCGGATCCGCCGGACCTGCATGGCCGTGTCCGCGGAGGACAGCACCCGCGTGTCCGCGTTGGCCGCCAGCACCTTCAGCTCCTCGTAGAGCCTCACGCCGGCCTCCAGCTTTTCGAGGCTCTCGATTCCCGGCAGATTCACCGGCCCCTCGTGCAGGATGCAGTCCACCTTGTGGTGCATGCCCTCGGGGAAGAATCCCTCATCGGCCAGCTGCCGCAGGGCAGCCCGCCGGCGGTGTCCGCTGATAAGCATGTACCGTCCGGAGTCTGTCTTTTTGACGATCAGGGGCTCCATGAGCCCGAACATCCGGATATTGTCCGCGAGCTCCGGGATCCCGTCCATGCTGTAGAAGTTTGTCGGATTCGGATCGATCAGGTGCAGCTCGATCTCGGTGATCATCGTCCGGATCGGTCCCTTCGGCTTCAGATCGCCGAACGCGGCAGTGATGTCAAACGGCATACCGTTCATCCTCCTCTCCGATCAGATCCCGCACAAAGATCTTGTAATCCCGGCACGCCCCGCACTTCGGCGAGGAATAAACCAGCGCTTCCTGCTGGAAGGTCGAGCTGTCCACCGGCCGGCTGTACCGGATCTGGTGGAAGCACCGGATCCCCAGCGCCTCGAGGACCTCCTGCAGCTGGTAAAGAGCTTTCCGATGGGCGTCAGATCCCACCACGAACATCGTTGGCAGGACGCCGGCGATCTCCAGATCCGGATTGACCTTCCGCATGTTCCGCACCTGGGACACGATCCGCGAGAGGCCGGAGATCCCGAAGGCATCCAGCTTTACCGGGATGACGACCTCGTCAGCTGCCGCCAGCGCGGCCATGGCCGATGCGCTGAAGGCCGGAGGGCAGTCGATGAGGACATTGTCGAAGAGATCGTCCTTGGCGTACTTGTCCAGGAGGTCCCGGATCGCCATCGGGTTTGCGATCCCCGATCTGGCAGCGCTGACGTCCAGCGCCATGAGATCATCGTCGCCATGGATGAGGAGGACGTCCCGCATCTTCGTCGGGACGGGTCCGGCCGCGTCGCCGCGCAGCAGGGAAGAGGTCCCCTTCGCCATGGGCAGGCCGTTCGGGTTCGCCGCTGTGAACTCGCTCAGGTTACCCTGGGAGTCCGCATCCACGAGAAGCACCTTGTGCCCGTGGATCTTCGACAGGATCGCCGCGGTATTGATGGCCGTGATGGTCTTGGCGGTCCCGCCTTTCAGATTCATGATTGCTGTCGTTCGCATGTGTTGTTCTCCTTTTCGTTTTGTTTATTTATCTTCAGCCGAATTGCAGCCGGCGAAAGATCAGAATTTGAAGCACTCGTGCGCGATCAGGCCGTGCTTCGTCTCGAACCGGTACCGCGCCAGGCGGTGGTCTCTGTTGACGGATACGCACACACCCGTCACCCGCAGCTCGTCATCGCCGAGCCCGTAGCTCGTCAGCGTGGATCCGCCCTGGGCGTACAGGAAGACGGCGGGGATGAAGGATCGCGTCGATCCGATCTCCGGGGCCTCGCTGGCTTTCGGCAGGTCGTCGTGTTTTATGAAGTCCATTGTGTCTCCTCAGAAGGGAATTTCATCGAGTGAGACCTGAGCCTCGGCGAACTCTCCGGGCGCGAGGTCTTTCGGGATGGGATCCGGCTCTTCCTTCTCCTTTGCCTTCCGCTGCACCTCCTGCTGCTGCCGCACGGTGCGTCCGTCGGAACGGATCGTGTCCATATCGACATAAGGCGAGAAGGTCATGTATTCGGCGTCAAACTTCAGCTTGATGCTCGGTCGCCAGCCGTCCTTGTTTTTCCCGACGTCGAGGATGCGCAGGTTCTCGTCGTCTTCCTCTCCGCCGCGGTTCAGCAGCAGCACGACCTCTGCGTCCTGCTTCAGCTGCCGGCTCTCCCTCAGATCGTCAACTGTGACGCTGCGGTCCTTCCGTCCTTTCTCCGGCGTGATCTGGCTCAGGCCAACGATCGTCACGCCCAGCTCCTGTGCCATGCGGTGCAGGCCCATGGAGATCTTCGTCACTACCTGCCAGCGCTCCTCGCCCGGGCAGTTGATAAGCTGGACGTAGTCGATGAAGATGACCTCCAGCCGGTGCCTGATCGTTTTCGCCCGGATCTTCTCCATCGTGTCATCCTTCCGGAAGAACCGGACCGGGATCTCTGCGCTGCGAATCCCCGCCTCCATGGCCCGCCTCATGTCATCGTCCGAGATTTTTTTGTGCTGAGAGTTCGGCATCGGGATCCCGGCCAGCTGCATCTCAGCCATCAGGCGGTTCTGCAGCGGGGCCTCCGGAGTCTCGAGGCTGAAGAATCCCACCCGTTTCCCGGTCTTGGCGATGTGCACTGCAAACTGCAGCGCCAGCGCCGTCTTGCCGGCGGAGGAATCCGCGCCGATGATGATGAAGGTCCCCGGCGAGATCGCGAGAGATCGGTCCAGGAGATCGATCCCGAATCGGAGATAATCCACCGGCTTCGGATCGTTCATCCGGTCGATGTACGCCGAGATCATCTCGCTCAGCGACATGCCGTCGTCCGTCTCCGTGTCTCCCAGCATCTTCCCCATGTGCTCGTAGCCGGTCATAGCGTCGGCCACGTTCTTCGCGTTCAGGATGGTCATGGCTTCGGTCTGCAGGGCTGCGAGCTTCGCCTCGTCCCGCAGTGTCGCGAGGTAAGCGCCGACATTCGCAGCCGTCGGCGTCATCTCCATGCTGTGCGAGACCAGGTCGTAATATTCATTCCCGGCCCTGGCCACCACCGTCATCGGGTCGATCGGCCTTCCGTCGTTGAACAGATCCCTCGCGGCCTCGAAGACATGGCGCATGGCGGGGTCCCCGAACATGGCAGGGACCGCGCTCTGGAAGACCAGCCCGGACACCTCGTCCGGCGAGATCATCAGCGAGCCGATTACGGTGCGCTGCGCCAGCTGCCAGTTGCTCAGTTCAGCCATATGCGCTTCACCTCCTGGCCTGCCGGCTTCGGAAGGCGGACCTCCTGCTCGTCCTCCCAGCGTCGGTGGCTCAGCCATCTGCAGAGATAGGGAATCGCCCGGCCGTTATCGCGCTGCCACTCCTCGGATGCCATCTGCACCCTGAGCGCCGCACTCATTTTCCTCATGAGCTTGCGGTCTGCCTTCAGCTTATTCCACTCCGTGATCGCTTTCGCCTTGTCCTTCTTCTTGGGGTAGAGCTTCCAGAGCGCCTCGAACGCTTCCTGGTCCCAGATCTCGCCCTCGCCCCCCTTGGGGGGCTTTGGGGGGTTCTGTTCTTCTTTCTTGTTCTCTTCTTTATTATGGACCCCGCAATTTTCTGCGGGGTCACCCCGCAGTTTTTTGCGGGGTACCCCGCAGTTTTCTGCGGGGTTCTCCCTCAGAGGGTTGATGCCGGCGTAGATCCTCCGCCGGCCGTGCCCGCCGTCGCCGTCCGCGATCCGTATGTATCCGCCGGCCTTCAGCGCCCGCAGGTGATCCTGCAGCGTCCTCTCGCTGATCCTGAACAGCTTCATAAAATAGCTGTTCGGCGCGAAGCAGTATCCGCGCTGGTCCGCCAGGGCACTGATCTCAGCGTACAGCAGCTTGGCCGTCGAGGGCAGCTGCGCATCGTACCGGACCTGCGCCGGCAGTACCGCCCAGAAGCCGGGGTTTTCGGCATTTATGTCCATTCAGACCTCCCCGGCTTCCTTGACAGGAATGCCATTCTGTGGTAAAATTCAGATGTTCGCATGGAAGGATCTCCTTTCATGAGCCGTCGGTGTTGCAGCGCCGGCGGTTTTTATTTTTCCTCTGCGTCCGGCAGATGAAAGACGTTTTCCACGCTGATCGGCAGGAAGAGCTCCTCGATGCTGCAGCGCATCGCCTCTGCCAGCAGAGGCAGCCAGTAAGAGCTCGGCCAGCTGCCGCCGCGTTCCCAGTACGCATAGGTCGCGTGCGTGGTGCCGATCATCTTTGCCATTTCGCGGATACTGTAACCCAGGGCGATGCGTCGCTCCTTCAGATAAGTCAGGCCCGGATGAGCTCTGACTTCCTCCGCGGCCATGACTGCGGTGACCTTTGCGCTCATAATCATAATCCGAGACCAGCCCCCTCGCAGAACCGGACGAATCCCTCCCTGGGGATCCGCACGCGGGTGCCCATCACGATCACCGGGAAGCCCAGCATCGAAGGATCTTGCTTTGCCTGCATGTTGATGGTCTGAGAATCGCAGCGCAGCAGGCCGGCGATGTCTTCCGGCACGAGGATGTCCTTCTCGCATCGCCGGATTTCTTCCAGCGTCCGCATCGAGTCGGATTTCTTCTTGCTCATGGTTCCTCCTCCGCATATTTCAGGTCATACACGCATTTCGTCAGTTCGGTCAGCTGGTTCATGCAGCTCTTAAACTGTGCCGCCTCGTCTTCCGTGATCTTCCCGTCGGCAGCCATCCGCATCAGCTTCGGGGTCCACAGGTCCTGCAGATCTTTGAGGACGACCATCAGACGCAGGACTGCCTTCGGCAGATTGACACGCTCATCCAGCTCCGGCAGGATCTCGCTGCCGATCCTGCTCTTCATGCTCATGTACTGATAGGGCAGGATCTTATATCCGGAGATGTCCGCCATCAGCAGGACGGTCTCCTCCGTAGGAAAATTCCGGCCGTACTCATAATTCTGTACGGCATCGACTGAGACACCGAGGGTCTCCGCCCAGCGTTCCTGGGTCAGGCCTGCGGTGTTTCTCGCATTTTTGAAGATGATTCCGAAATTGCGCTCCATGGTGTTATTCCCTCGCGTAGGGTAAAATTGATTTAAGAGGCCCGGTATAGCCTGGAGGGGGCTGCCGCCTGCGGCTTATGAGATCCAATCAGAAAGGAGAAATCCAATGGAACAACGAACAGGAAAAAAGTAATAGGAGGGTAGGCGGAGGATCCTTCACCGGGCCGGATCCTTCAACATGCGTTGACAAGGTGCCGATGGGCGCCGGCGGAGTTGCACCGCCTCGGCTCTCAGACCGACGTCTGATCAGGCGCCCGCTTTCCGGCGCTTTCCGTTCTTCTCCGGTTTGATTCCGGACAGGAGGGGATGAGGCACCGACACGGTTCGGGATTTCCGAACCGCATAAATAAAATAATTCGGAAATCCCGAACTGTCAAGCCGGAAAATGATTAAAGTTCGTGATTTCGGAACTTTGCTACAAAAGAGATTTTCCTTATTGTATAATTTCAACAATATTTCACAGGGGTGGTCTCATGAACAGAATAAAAGACCTCCGGAAGGCAATGGGATGGACGCAAAGCCAGCTCGGGAAGAAAATTAACGCCTCAAAGTCAACAGTAAGCGAGTATGAGTCGGAAAGGCATCAGATGGATCCGGCTTTGATCTGCACCCTCTGTGACATCTTCGGCTGCACGGCCGACTATCTCCTCGGCCGGTCTGATGCCCAGCTGCCCGCTGTCACCTCGGAGCAGGCCGCGATCCTTCGCGCCTATGACAGCCTGCCCATCGAGATCAGGAAGGCCGTCGACGGCCTCCTTGCGCCGTATATGGGCCCTGAAAAGAAAAAAGAGACGGCCTGATCGTCCGTCTCTATCCTTGTACGTAAGTATATACTTACGTATATTTACTTTTAAACGAAATCGTTTATTTGTTCAGCAGGTCCACACCGTTGACCACGTTATACCCCGCCACACCGTTGGCGACCGTCAGATAGGGGAGGTCGTGGTTGTTCGGGTCGCATATGCTTGTCACCACAGTGATCGACTCCTCGCATGTCTCGTCGAACGTGCTCTGCATCTTTGATGTGACATAGATCACGCGGTCGACCGTTGCCTCCCAGACATTGAGAGCATCGCCTCCGGCCTTCGCATCTTCGATGAATGCGCTGTCTGTTTCCGGTGACCAGGTGTTGACGCGGAAGATCCCGCTTTCCTGATCCAGCTCGGCCGTGTAGTTGTCCCCGAAGGCATCGCCGAGAGAGTTGTCGAACATCTTCGCAACGACTGGCGCCATCTTGGACTGAGGCTTCGCTGTCTCAGCCGCTGCCGGCGTCGGCGTCGGATCCGGGAGCTTGTTCATGTCGTACACGTTAATGATCATCACGATGCAGAAAGCGATCACCACGGAGATCCCGATCAGGTAAAGCGTTTTTTTGCTCATACTACCACCTCCGCCGTCATTCTATCCGATCATGTCGTAAAATACAAGAGGGAACTATGAACTGTCCGAATCCGAAATGCAAAAGGACCGCGCCGGAGGGTGCGGTCTTCTGTCCCTGGTGCGGGAAGCGCCTCGATCCGCCCAAGCAGAAAACCAAGTCCAGAGGGAACGGTCTCGGCTCGGTGTACAAGCTGCCGAACGGAAAGTGGCGTGCAGCGAAGACGCTGGGATACACGCTCGATCCGATCCCCGAGGGATCCCCGCCGGGCACCATGCCGCACAAGCGCCGGCAGGTGGTGACGAAGCAATTCGACACCAGGAAGGATGCCATGGCTGCGCTGCCGTTTCTTACCGCTGCCGATCGCAAGCCCCGGCAGGGGACCGCGGTCCAGAGGA